GTGTCTGTGATGCCATGTCCATTTTCATCTTGTGATCGGTGGATGACTGTTCAGCGCCTTGTCTGGCCATAGTAGCGGCATGGTCACGTTCGCCTTGTGCAAACGTATGTTCCTGCGCCTTGGCTTCCATAGAACGCCTGTGTTCATCGATCTTAAGTGCGGCCTCCTCGCGCTTTTGTTCAATGGCAATCTGCGCAAGTTCTTTCTTGGCTTGAATGTCAGCCTCTTTCAATTTCAATTCGGCTCCGGTCTTTTGGGCCAGCGCATCTGCATCCGCCTTGGCCTTGACTTCCTCCGGGCTTGGGCCTTTTGGCTGCTGCGCCATTTGCTCAATCTGAGTGCCAAAGTCTTCAATAGCGCCTTGCAATGAGCGGCCCGCGCGGAAGGCATCGGCTACGAATTTGAGCGACTCAGCAACGAATGGCCCGCTGGCCGGCATTGTCTGCACCAATGGTGCGGACCGCTGGATAAACCCGCCCAATGCCGTCATGAATTCGGTGCGACGCGCTTTTTCTGCATCTTCATTTGGCTGGATTGTTGAATCTGTTTCAATATCAAGAATGAACGGACGCAAACGCTGATCGCGCATCATCGTTACAAGCTTTTCAATCGTTACCGTTTGTTCAAGCTGCTGCACCTGCTGCATGACTTGCTGCTTTGCCTGTTCAACGGATTGCGGGTCTTGCTGCGCCATTTGCATGGCCTGTGGGTCTTGCGCCATCTGTTGCGCTTGCTGGACAATCTGCTGAATCTGCCCTTGAACGTCTTGATCGCTTGGGATTTGCATCTGTGACATATCAAGCAAGGTCTGAGGCTGGAAATTTTCAGCCATCACCTCGCCCGCAATTCTGGCCAAGTCACGCGCAACACGGACCAATTCCGATTGCTTGTCCTTGACTCGAACCGATCCGTACTGAGATTTAAGTTCCTGAGCGCCCAAGGTTTCGTTGGGGTCCGTCTGGCCGCGCATGATATCGCTAATGCCAGTCAGTTCACGAACGTCGTCCATAAGCTGCTTGCGCAATGTCACACAAGCCGTGATGGTTTCCGCCACCTCTTTGATCGGCAGCCACACCAAAGCGTCTTTAAGACCAACACCGCCCAATGCGGCAAAGCTTGAGACCGGGATAACAAGCGAATCATCCGTGCTGCGAATAGCACGCTCAATTGCCGTGCCAATTTCTTCCTCGCCCGCCGCATACAAGCCCTTAAGCTTAAGACCGTCAGCAAGGTTTGCGATGCGGGCCGTGAGTTCATTGATTTCCGCAAGCTGGTCTTTGTATTGAACAAAGTCAGGGATTGGAATCGTGGTGCGACGTTGCAGTGTGCCATAGGCGGGCTTTGGAAACGGGAAGAACCCTTCAAGCTTTAGCGGCGGGTCTTTTTCATCAAGGACTACATCACATCCGGGGCTAACCCAAACAACCTTTTGCTTGCCCTTGTGCCAGATTTCCCAAACGCGGGATTTCTTCTCGCCTTTGTAATCCTCACCCTTTTCCTTGCCTTGCTCGAACTGCACCTTGTCAATTGGTATCTCAGGAAAGCGTTTCTTGAACCTTTCCACCGACAACCAACTACCACGCGCACCCCAATCAACCTCGCGCCATTCGCGGGCTGGATCGTGAAGAAAGTCCTTGCGGTCTAAGTGATCGTAACACACGCGCTCGCTGAATGCTGTTTCATCCTCGCCCTGCGCCTCATAGCGCACCCATGGAACGCCGCGACTTGACACGGCCAAGTCATCGCGCACCGACATCATGACTTCATTGACGTTCTCACGGTCAAATGACACCACAAGGCAACGCTCAAGCAAGTCACTGGCAACGCGGTTTATTTGCCGCCTGTCCTTGAAACGCGGAACAACTACAGGAACAGGCGGTCGGGCATAAATCGAAGGCTTCAACACCTCCAAATTAGCCCAAAACATCTTGAATTCGCGCTGGCCTGAACCTTCGGCCAGTTCTTTCAGCTCACCCAACTGCTTGTCGAGGTTATCAGCTTTTTGCTGGTAAACCATGAAATAGCGTTCGGCATCCGTAATCAAATCAGTCCACGGCTTTGCAATGCCGGGCTTAGCTTCTGAGACGCCAGAGTCGCCTCCGTCGCCCGTTGTCATTGGTGAGACCATGGATTAACCTTTCCTACGTGCTTGCTTGTGTAGAATTGGCTTTAGATAATCGATAACATGCATCATTTGATAAGTGAAATTCATGTTTTCTATTTTTGCCGCCTCATATTTGAGGAATGCTTCAGCTATCTTGTCTTTTTCTTGGTGCGTAAAGCTCAGCATCAGCATATGGCTTGGCTCTGTGTAGGATTCACAAGCCGAATTCACCACACCAACCCAGAAATTCAGCCCTGCGCGATGGTGATGTGCTGGAATAAATTGCTGGTCACTCATAAAGATATCCTTGCAGAATTACGTGGTGCAGGTGCACCGGGTAACATGACTTGACCGGAAAGGGCTTTCTTAGGCGGATCAACTGGCTTAGGCAATTGTTTCAAACCAAAGTTAATCGCAAATTCACCTGCTGCATCAGCCGCATGACTATGTTCATCGTGTAGCTCGCCCGTGTATTGTCCCACTGTTTCGCTGAACTTGCGTGAATAGCGCCTGAGATGGCTCAGAAGCGCCCTGATCCGTGGTGTATCGTTAAACCTTATGTGCGGCAACAAAGCCCGCATTGCGTTGATACGATCAGCGGGGTTAGCAGCAACGCCGACCTTTAATGGCTTCACGCCGCGCTCCATGAGTGTCAGTGTCCGTTGCTTGCCGCCGCTACCCCATTCCCTAACCTTAACGTCATGCGGGAGCATGTGCAGCTTGTATTTGAACGGCACGTCACGGCCAAGGTCAATCATTTGAGCCGCTGCCTTTGGTATGTCAGCCTCGGCCATGATTTCAGGCATGGCATAATCTGTTATCTCAACGCCTATGTTCCCGGCCTCATAGAAGTCAACCACCGTTGGGATAAGACCGTTGACTTGCCAGAACACAATTGCCGTGTAATCATCAACACCCAAATCCCAAGACGTAATAAGCGGCTCGCCCTGTGGATTGTATGGGTAGTCACCTATGCGGCCTTCCTTCTCAGCATGTGCGATAAGGCGACCATAATAGCTTGCCTCGGTGATTAGCTCATAGCCACCGCCCCAAACATGCTCCGCCATTTCAGGATCAGCGGCATAATCGTCTAGCATTTCCTGCTTTAGAACGCTCGGAAACCATGGATTGTCGCGCCAATTGACGGACACACATACCATGTTAGAGCGTTTGTTGCCGTCCCGGAAAAACTTGTCCACCGGGTCAGTGTCATGGCGCGGGTTCCAACCGTACCATAGTTCGCTGCCCTCTTTACGAATGGTCGGCCTGAGAAGCTTTAGAGACTGTGCACTTAACGTTTGCGCTTCCTCTACCCAAGCAATGTCAAAATCTTCCAGAGATTTGATATTCGCAGCGTTATAGGCTTGCATACCGCGAAACACGATAAGCGAGCCATTCCTGCCCCTGATTTCAGTTTCAAGGATTTCAAAGAACCCTTCAAGCCCCATGGATACAATCTTGTCCACAAGCAATTGACGGACTGAATCTCGGATGGTGTTCTGTACCTCCCGAATGCAAACCGCACGGGTCTTGCGCGACCTGCACCGGAATATCAGCAACCCGGCAAAGAAATGAGACTTAGCACCGCCGCGCCCACCATATGCGCCCTTGTGTCTGTTGGGGGCTAAGAGCGGTTCGAATACTTCTGGAACTTGCAGTTCAACTGTCATGCAAGCCTTGCATAGGTTAAGTCATTGATTTGTCGTGGAACAAGCATTGGTTCCGATATTTTGAATGTCTCAGGCCCGCGTTTTGCGAGACAACACATAGCCAAGCTATGTTGATTTCACAACCCTTATCAACAATTCAGCCAAATTGCCTTGATCGTCCTCATCATTTGTAAGGGCCTGTGGCACCTTGCCCTGAATACGGTCCGCAACCTCTTTAATCGCAGGAACATCGCCATCAATAGCCTTTGAAAGCAATGCGCTGGCTACAAGGTCCATTTTTGTAAGCTTACGCTCTGGACCATTAGCATCATCACGCAAAGCCATATTAAGCGCGTCTGTGAAGGGCTTTTGCTTAGGTTTACCTGTTGGATTTCCTGATTGACCGGGCTGAAATACCATTGTTTGCTATGTCTATCTATTTATTTCGGTTGTAGAAATTAATCAATTCAACTGCGTTGTAATCTTTTTTCACTGTGCTACCTATTTATTTGTCTGACTTGTAACAAAAAGTCACATATTCAACCCATATCCTAGGCAACGTGGATGACCTAGGATCGTCTCTGCATCTCGACTACGTTGCCCTTTCCTTTATTACTGGCCTCGCAATAACATTCAGGGACGGTATCAGATAACGGCTGGTTACAGCATGATCGTTTATATTATTTCGAGTCCTGAAATAATGTTTCACGGGAAACTTTCATTGTTATATTGCTATCCATGAATTGCTGTGTTCGTCCATGAACCCAACATAACACCAAATATGTTGTTATGCAAGGGCTAATATGGTTCCAATTTGATACCTAATTCGTGATCAGCTTAAGCAAATAATTTGCTTGCGTTATGTCTTGGCATATGGCATTGTCTGGTTATTGAAACGGAGAACGGAAATGAAAATCGAAACGCTAATGAGATTCGCAACATACAAAAGAACAGACCTTTTCAAGTTCTGCAAAGAAGCTGGAATAAAAGTAACCCCAAAAATGACAAGCTACGAAATAACACAAGAAATAGAAAGGAACGGGGCCTAAAAACCCCACCTTAACCAATCACAGACGCCAATAGCCCTGTGATTGCCAATACACCAAGGCTAATCCCTAGTGTTCCTAGGGTGACCCATGAGATAAATTGACGGGATAAATCACGTTCTGTCATGTTTCTTGCCGATCTTGTTGCCGATGTTATGGTGAATAAATCCAGTTCTTTCGACATATTGTGAGAATGTGTACTGACAATCGACATAATAAAGCAAAATAGTTGTTGACAGTCCCGTTGTCTTAGTGCATATTGTGGTTATCAACAGAGGGAATAGAGATTATGAAAAAAATCATCAAAAGATCATCAACCGGAACATACCATGTGGGGTCTAGTGGTTGCCAGCACGTATACTGCAATCAATGGCTTGGTGCCAAGCCCGCACTTCGCCTTGATGTGGAAAAGGCTGGCAACCACATGTTTTGCAAAAAATGTTTTGGTAAAAAGCCAGAAGACGAGCGATTGGATTATTACTTTCAACCTAATACCTTTGGAGGAATGAAAATGGAAAAGATCATGCAAGTCGAAGTAAAATCAGTTTACGGCAAAGAACTGGTTTATCCAGCCAATCAAATTGCTCGCCAGTTTGCCTTGCTGACAGGCCAAAAGACATTCTCACACGATCAGTTAGCAGTGATTGAAAGCATGGGCTACACAATCACTCAGGTTTCAAAGCAGTTCAAAATCGCCGCCTAACCTTATAGGAGTGAAAAATGGACACCAAAGAACCCGAAACACTGTCTCCAAAAGCAAAGCTTATTCGCGCTATGATGGCAATGACAATGAACCTTGATTTACATGAATTGATTGAGGCTCAAGTCATTGATGAAAGGTCCGACGGCGGAATAAATCAATGGGAAAAGTGGAACGCGGATGCTCCAAAATTCATTATGAAATTGGACGATAGACGAATGAACTCACTGGCCTTTCTTGTTTCGCACAGGTTCAAGTCTGCGTTTGAAGGCTGGACGCAACCTAACTCATAATACCTTTGGAGAGAGAAAAATGGACTTAGACGTTTTGAAAGTGCTGCAATCAAACGAAAAAACTAAAATTTCAATTGTTGAAATTGAGCGTTCTCCGTTTGTAAGGGTCAAATTTGAACATCAAGTCATCGTAATGAATAAAGAT